GTGCCCTCTACACCTTCGCCCTCACCAGCACCATATATCCCACCTTCGATTGCACCTAGTTTCGCTGCGCCTCGGATCCCGGTGCCTATACCTGCTCTCAGTAACCCGATACCAAGACCAACTCCCGTGGGTATCGCACCTGCGATCTCGGCCCCGTATGCTGCCACTGGATTTGTCTCGCGGAACTCTTCTATGTCCTCGCGGATGTCTTTAACTTCTTGTTGGTAGGTTCTGTCGCTTGCTGCGGCTCTTGCCATGGCTTCTAGCTCATCAGCAAAACCAAAACTAACACCTTGTAGCCCCGCCCGTAGCAGGTTGCCGCCATAACTTGTATTGGAATTTTCAGCCATTAATAATATTCTCTAGCGCGTGGGGGCGCGTCGTCCTCGAACTTTTCGCCATCTAAACTGATAAAGCCACCCTGACGAAAACGCATCAAGGCCATAGTCATACTATCACAAAAATCATCATGGTCGCCATTAGGAAATGACGCAATCTCTTCGATGACCTCGTCTGCAAATTTTTCACCAGCAGGATACCACACTTTGCCGGATTCAAAAATAGGAGACACAATATGCATGCGGGTTGTCTTGTCCATGCCCCCGCCACCGCGTTTGCGGCCCGGACTAAACGTAGCAACAGGTAAATTCAGCATACGCATCTCGTCCGCCAGCGGCTGACCCGACGCTTTTGCCTCTATCAACATCAATTCTGGCTCCCAATACTCGTATTCGTCCTGTGCTATACTCTTTAATTCAGGAAAATTCCAGCGTCCCTTCTTTGCATCCATCAATATCAGGTGTTGTTCGCCGTTTTCGTGCGGTTGAAACACACCCCACGTCGTAATAGCAGAATAATCAGCCGTTTCCTTCTTGCTGTAGGCCGTATCGTACGATTGAATGATGTAATCTAGCTTTGGTATGGCGTCCTCGCCCCATTCTTTCCACCATTCCCGCTTGACCATAGCGGTTTCTTCTGATGTAGGATTTTGTTGCCACTGCGCGTTCCATTTTCCTACCGACAGCGAAGCTTTGACCTTGAGTAGCTCTTCCTTTTGCCAAAATTCAGGCCATAATGGTTCCCCCGACGGCATAATTGCAGGAAATTCAACAATTTCCCACTGGTCAGCCATCAAATCTTTGCTCATCGCGGTCAGTAACCTGCCCGTTATGTCCTTTTTCGACCACCTAGTCTGCACAATAATGATCGAACCACCCGGTTGTAGACGCTGTCGAGGCCCAGATGTGTACCATTCCCACGCATTATCATACGCAGACGTGGATAAAGCGTCTTGTTCCGAGTGCGGATCGTCAATTATAAGCAAATCAGCGCCACGACCAGTCATTGCAGCGCCCACCCCTGCCGCAAAATATTCCCCGCCAGCGCTAGTCTCCCACCGACCTGCCGCTTGGCTATCCGGTTTTAAGTCCGTATTCGGAAAAATCTCGTGATAGACTGGGTCGGCAATCAGATCACGGACCTTGCGCCCGAATCTTACAGCAAGTTCCGTATTCATGGTAGCCTGAATAATCTTGAGCTTGGGATTACGGCCCAAGAACCAAGATGGCATGAGGTAAGATGCAAATTCAGACTTAGAGTGCCGAGGTGGCATGTTCACAATCAAACGCTTCAAGTCACCCGACGCAATGCGCTCTAACTTTTCCGATATGATTCTATGATGGGTCCCCTCTATAAAGCCCTCGTACACATGCTTTACATACGACATGAACTTATCTTGGGCCTCGGACCTTGTAACTAGGCGCTTTTGCTGCTCTTCCAGTAACAGGATTTCCTTTAGGACTTCCTCTGGTAGCAGGTCTAGGTTTTGCATGTCTGTCATGCCCAAACGATAATATTGCTGAATGAATTTATCAACCCTGCAAATTGTGCACAATCGCACGCAGCTTGTATACAATATACGGGGGTAGGGGACTGCCACAATCAAAGTCATTTGTCAATCAAAATCAGTAACCCCATTGTTGCCAATATAGCAAAACACATTTGCGAATTATGGGGGTAATCATATGGGAGTTGCCGTGCTAGTATGGATCATGGACAAACTCTAGCCAAAGGAGGAGACAATGGCTGAAAGATATATGGTAGTGCTGGACAAAGGCCAGCTTCAAGAATTGGAGAAGCTGTGCGAGTTGAGGCGGCAGGTCTTACAGCAGGACGGGGACGAGTTTCCAAACGCTGCTTTTGTAAAGCAAGAGTTGGGACAGCTTAAAACCATCTGGCAGGCTTTAAACCGCGCACATCAGATGCACCTTGGTAAGACCAATGACTGAGATCATACTGTTGGTATTGCTGGGCTGGGTCGTCATCGCTTGCTGGTGTCTGTTCGCAGCGCTCTGGGATCTTAGGAACCATGACCTTGAAAACTAGAACGAAGGCGGCGCAAGCCGCCTTCTCTTTCCGCCAAGCGCGGCGCGGCGGCGGACGGGCGCAGGTCGCAGAACGCAGATCGATTATTGCATTTTTAACAAAAGACATTTGCCAAACTAGATATTGTATTAGTCCATTGTAAAGACTACCTTGGATACATGGGATTTCCCCATAGTGTTAACAGTCAAATAGAAGGGATATTATTATGACTGATATTATCATCAACATTACCATCGCAGATGGTAAACCAAAGGTCGAGGTGCGACAGCCCGTGACTGTTGGTAAGAAAGTGAAGAGCGCACCGAAGCTCGGATCTCCTAAAGTCTCCACTATCGAACGCAATAAGCGCATGATCTTGAATGTTCTGCGCGATGCGAGAGGTGGGCGCGTGACTCGTAGGACAATCCAGCGAGCGACTGGATTGTCTACTAGTTCGGTATATGACTCGATATATCGTCTGCGTCTAGATGGTGTTTCGATAACCACAAGAAAGGGTTATCGTCTGGTCGGGTAATATCCCGCCCGACTTGGCGGCTGTGGTGTTCTCCCTACCACAGCCGCCCTTTTTTTAGGAGATAAGATATGACATTCGATGATTTTATGAAGGCATGTGATAAAGAATTGGCTGGGCTGGGCTGGCCTATGGGCGTTGAAGCTTTGCCCGATGCCATGTGGCGCGACTACTACGATGATGGTATGTGCACCATAGACGCGCTACAGACCGCCAACGATGATCACTGGGACAATCAACTTGATTGTCTATTGTATGGTTAACAACAAAGGAAGGGATAAAAGACCGGGCTTTGCCCGGTCTTTTATATTAAACAGCCCGGCGCGGCGGCGGTCGGGCGCAGATCGCAGGTCGGGCGCAGATCGCAGGTCGGGCGCAGATCGCAGATTGTTATTGTCTTATACATTTATTTGTGGGATAATCTTATATAACCATTAGAAGGGGTATCGAATGGAACAGATAAAGGAAGATAAAAAACTATTGTCCAATGTGTCAAAAATGCCGGGCTATTCTATCAGCCGCTCGGCGTGGCTGTGTCACGTCGGGCAAAAACTCAGAAAAATAAAAGGTAGCACTTGCGAAAAATGCTACGCATGCAAAGGCATGTACAACATGCCGAACGTCAAAAACGCGATGGAACGGCGCGAGGTATTTTTTAATGCAATCGATTTTGTGCCGCGCATGGTCGCTGTGCTCAATACATTGCGCTTACCAGAATTCCGTTGGTTTGATAGCGGCGATTGTGACAGCGTCCGCATGGGGCACAATATCCTGGACGTGTGCGAGGCAACACCAGATAAAAAGCATTGGATACCAAGCCGCGAATATAAAATCTGGAGCGACGTTTTAAAAACTAGGAAGCTTCCCGACAACGTCACGTTGCGGATGTCGGCGCATATGATAGATGGCGCTCCGTCGAAGGGATGGAATAACACCAGTACAGTATCAAGTCACGGAAGCAAAACAGCCGGGCACGTTTGCCCAGCGCCGTTGAATGATGGCAAATGCGGTGATTGCCGTGCTTGCTGGGATAGCAATGTTTCAAATGTCACCTATTATCAACACTAGGAGGGGTAAAAAATGACTGATTTTAGCAATGCTCATTGTAATTTAGTTGACGTTTACAAAACACTTAAAGCACACAATTTGCTTCATCTAAAGCGAATTCATGGCGGCACAGAAAATGAAGACACTATTGGCGATCTTCTTGAAGATATTATTGACGAAGTAGAAAATGAATCTTAATCGGACAGCAAGCCCGACTCGATATCGAGTCGGGCTTTTGTTATGTCACGCCGCCGGGTCGCCGTCCGCAGGTTGCAGGTCGCAGTTCCACCGGGCTAGGGCGCAGGTGCGGAGCGCAGAAGGCGCAGATCGCAGGTCGCCGCACCATGAGGCCGCAGATCGCAGGTCGTCGATCCTTGAACCTTGCAACTTGGCCGCTAAACCCCCGTCAAATAAAAATACATTGCCTGTCGAGGGGCAGTGGAGCAAGAAAAAACTTACACCATTACAGCGCGTATGCCCCAAATGCCAAGCAATCTGGGACTTTGACACAGAGACCTTGCCATTTTTAATTATTTTTAATTCAGACCAAATTGGTACTCCATCCATGCACAGATATACATCTGGCATACCCTCACCAGCCCTATTCTCTATCCGCTGGAAGTGGGTCTTTTTCGGTAAATTCTGCTTCAATGAGTTCCACAGACTCTGTTCTGTTCGTGGCATCTTCAACCCTCTTCATTTCAGGTTCGGGGAATGCATTTGGGTATTGCTTCCTGATTGCGGCGAGTCGAGCGACAATGTCTTCACGCGAAAGATTGTCGAGTTGATGCACATGTGTGGACTCTCGCCGATCAATGGTCAAACCACCCAAACTAGATCGTATCTTTTCAGCATTGATGGCGGCACTAAATTGTCCAGCCTCTTCAGCGGATATAGACAATTCTTCAAATCGTTTGAGTTGATTGATCAAGGTCACGCCATATCTGCGCTCTCTAGCTTGCCGCATGTCTTTGATCAGTTCAGGCACATCAGGAAACGATTTACCGTCAAGCAGTTTGGCGGCATGTTGTGCGGCACTACCTTCAGCGTAGCCAGCTTTTCTAGCGCACTCTGCGTTGGAGTATTTACCCTCGACATAATACTTGGCAAATTCACGCTGTCTGTTGGTGAGTCCGGCAGGTCTACCAGCCTTGCCTATAGTGTTTTCTGTGGGTTTGTCTGTTTTATTTTCCAAAATCCATCCCCGTGCGATCTCCAAAGTGTTACAGTGATACAGAAGTGGTACAGCTACAACCGTTATCCAGTAAGGGTTGTATCACTTGTACCGTTTGTATCACCATTTTCAGAAAAAAATAAATTAAATCGTTTACCCGTAGAAAACATTATATGTCCTGTTACTTTTATGTTTGATCTTATGGGATATCATGCTAGGATTCTACTAAATCAGGTGTTAATTGTAAAGCACCGAGGTTCAAGGTTCAAGGTAGAAGGGGTTCTCACCATGAAACACAAACCAATTACTATCGGTCTAGCGAAACCGAAACTACGTCATCGTGTGTTGCACATTACGATCAACAATCGTGCGTGGTTGAAACAGGCTATATCCAAACCAATGACAGTGAAGGGATCAAAGTGATGGCTAGAAAAAAGCGCATCCATATTAATCAGCATGTCATTCGTGCAAACAAAAAGAATGGCGAAGCAAACCCACCTATTACTGTGAAGTGTGGGCGCGAAAACCATTACACATATGCGGCAGAAATTGATGGTCTGTCGCGTGTTGTGTACTCACCAGATAAGCCGCTGTCATGTGGCGCGAAGGTCTGGATTGAAACCGAAGCACCAGTGTGGATCCATACTGGTCAAACCATAAACTAGGGGTAAAGCTATGCAAGCATATTTTATAAATCCATTTAGCCAGAACGTCACGACAGTTGACTACGACGGCGATTATAAAAGCATCGGTCGCATGGTCGATGCCAGCCGTGGTTATTTCGATGTCGTGCGCCTGTATCAAAACCAAGATGCGGCCCTTGTCGATGATGAGGGTTTGTATGTTGATGGTCAGGCGTTCTGGATTCACCGCAACTATCCCCAGCCGCTGGCTGGCAAGGCGTTGGTGTTGGGCTGCAATGATGA